AAAAATGGAGATGTACCATTTAGAATTGTGGCACCTACGCCAATGAATACTTATATTGTTTACAATGAAAGTACAGAAGAACCTATGCTTGTTGTACAGGAACTTAAAGACGAGGACGAAAACTGGTATAAAATGGCTTTTTCCGACACTATGTCTTTTAGAATTGTTGACAGCAAAGTAGTTGAAAGAAAACTACATACATATGGCGAAATTCCTATTGTTGAGTTCCCTAATAACCACGAAAGAATATCTGATATTGAGCTTGTCATAGGTATGTTGGACGCTATTAATAATATGCAGTCTAACAGAATGGATAGTATACAGCAGTTTGTTGAGTATTGGGTTAAGTTTGTTAATTGCGAAGTTGACACAGAAACATTTGAAAAAATGAAAATGAACCACGCCCTTACGGTTAAATCTATCAATAAAGACAACAAGTCAGACGTTGAGATTATGACACAGGAGCTTAATCAGACACAATGTCAAGTTGCCAAGGAAGATTTATGGGATAACACATTATCAATATTGGCAATTCCTAACAAACAAGGTAATACCGGCGGAGATACACAGGGGGCAGTTGAATTAAGAAATGGTTGGGACTTTTCTAAAACAAGAGCAAAGCTGAAAGACCCTATTGTTAAATCGTGCGAAAAGCGATTAGCTGTGGCAGTTCTTAATATTCTAAGACTTGCCGGAAAAGATTTAAAGCTGTCAGTTAGAGACTTTGATGTGCAGATAAATCACAGTCCACAGGATAATATGTACACTAAAGCACAGACACTTACAGTGTTGCTTCAAAGTGGCATACATCCACTTATAGCAATTAAGACAGTTGGTTTATGGGGAGATGCAGAAAAGACATTCCTGTTGTCAAAACCATATCTTGATAATATATACAAGACTATTGATGATGTGGAAGAACAAGAAAAGAAAGCACAAGAGATAGTTAATCAACTCAATAATAATCAGCAAAATAAGGCAGTTATCGAATAATCGGTAGCTGCTTTTATTTTATACATTTGCAGCTATGCGGTAAATAGCAGAAGACACAGCAGGAGCGACCTGCGGTAACAAAAGCGTGTGTTTAACGGAGGTAATTATGACAAGAGAAGATGTATTAAAACTTTTTCCAGAAGCAACAGATGAACAGATTACAAATCTTCTTAATCAGAACAATTCAGAAGTTGCAAAGGAAAAAAACAAGGTGAGCCAGTACAAGGCCAAGGCTGATACAGCAGACAGTTTACAGAAACAGCTTGATGAGATACAGGCTGGCAATCTGACGGAACTTGAAAAGGCAAATAAAGCCTTAGATACAGCTAATCAGCAGATAGCCGATTTACAGAAATCTAACGCTATCAGAGACCAGAGGGAAGCAGCTATGACTAATTTTAAGATTACTGCTGAACAGGCAAAGACAGTTGTTAAAGATGATGGAAGCCTTGATTACACCGAACTTGGCAAGATTATGTCCGAGAAAGAAACAGCTGCGGCACAGGCTAAGGAACAGGAGATTGCAAAACATCAGGATATTCCGGGCGGTGGCAGTAATAAAGGCGGTGCAGACAACAAGACAAATGCTGAAAAGATAGCAGAAAGCCTTATATCTAATGCACCTAAGAACAATGACGTTTTATCACATTACATTCAGTAATAACAGGAGGTAAGAAATGGCAAAGGAAATGAATATGCAGTATGAAAAGACTTCATACGCAGGAGATGTTCAGATTTTAAAGAGAGAGCCTAATGAAGCGATCCCATTAACACTTGATTTTGATGGAGTAACAACTACAAACGCACAGGGCAAGAAGATTGTCAAAGCAGGTACTCCAATCGGAGCAAATGGCAAGGCTGACAATACAGCTACAGTAGTGGGTATCTTAAGGTTTGATGTAACAGAGGACGGACCACAGGGCGTACTACTTAAGAAAGCATATCTTAACACAAAGGTAGCAGAAGCACATTCCGGTGTTACATATGACACAACAGTTAAGACGGCTCTTCCAATGATTGTATTTGAATAATAACAGGAGGTAAACAGATGTTAATTAATGAAGTATTAGACAGTAAGTCTATCGCATTATCAGCAACAGAAAACGCTAGTAATCAGATACCTTATCTTGGTTTACAGTGGTTTCCGGAAAGAAAGAAACAGGGGCTTGATTTAAGCTGGATTAAGACACATAAAGGACTTCCGGTTTCGCTTGCACCATCTAACTTTGACACAATCCCAACTCTTAGAGCCAGAGAGGGATTAAGCAAGGAAAAAACACAAATGGCATTTTTCCGCGAGGGAATGACAGTCGGTGAAGAGGAAATGCTTGAAATTGAGCGTATTCAGTCAGCAGACGACCCTTACCTTGCAAGTGCTTTATCAAGCGTATATGACGATACTAACAACCTTGTAAGCGGTGCAGAAGTTGTACCTGAGCGTATGAGAATGTCACTTCTTTCTACAAATGCAGGCCATCCGGTAATTGCTATTGTAAGTGATGGCGTTCAGTATGCTTACGATTATGACAAGGATGGTTCATACGCAAAAGACCATTACGCAAAGTTATCCGGCACAAGTATGTGGAGCGATACAGCTAATTCAAAGCCACTTACAGACCTTAATAATGCAAGAAAGAAGTTACAGAAACAGGGCAAGATTGCTAGATATGTGCTGATGAACAGCAATACATTTCAGTATTTGCTTGATAATGCACAGATAAGAAACTCAATCCTTGCACAGAACCTTACAGCAACCATTGAGGTTGATGATGATACTGTTGTTTCAGTAGTGCAGAAGAGAACAAAGCTCACTATCGTACTTTACGATAAGATGTACATTGATGATGATGGCAAGGAGCAGTACTTCTACCCAGATAACAAGGTTACACTTCTTCCAGATGGTAGTCTTGGTAATACTTGGTTCGGAACTACACCGGAAGAAAGAACTGCAAGACAGGTAGCTGATGTAGATGTAACAGTATACGGCACGGGTATCACAGTTGCTACAAAGACAGAGTACGGACCACCTATGAAGATGTCAACATTTGCTTCCGAGGTTGTTCTTCCGTCATATGAGAATATGGATAGCACATTCGTATATGAGGTTCATAGCGAAGAGTAGGGGGTGCAACTATGAAATATCCATATATAGTGATTCATAACGGCAAATGGTATAACGCAGGCGAAGAAGTTCCAGAAAATAACAATTCTGGGGCTTCTTTTGATTATAGCAAGACAACCATTAATCGTATGTCTACATCTGATTTGCAGGCTTTTGCCGCAGAACAAGGTATAGGCAACGCAGAAGAACTTACAGGATCAGAGTTAAAGAAACTGTTAATTGAGAAATTAGGGTTATAGGAGCTGAAATTATGGAATACACCACATTAGAGCAAGTCAAAATCAGACTTAAACAATTTCATATTGATACAGTCACAAATGATGATAATACGACATCTGATGTGGTAGTGTTCGATAACAAAGAAGATAATCCAGTAATCGAACAGCTTATTAAACAGGATACAGAAGATGTAAAGGCAAAAAGGTGTTATCCCGACAGCTACACAGATGAAATGATAACCGAGGACTTGAAGAAATTTGAGAGTGTTATTGTTAATCTGGCTGTCTACGACCATTCACAAGCTGGTGAAGCATTTATGGCAAGCTATAACGAGAATGGTGTCAACAGAACTTGGAGAGATAGAGACAGCTTATTTGTCGGGGTATTTCCATTTGCCAAAGTATTATAACGCCTATAGGGCATTACAGAATATTAAAGAAGATTGTGCGTTACCATTTTGCTGATGTCGGCAATATGGTAGCAGGCGGCACACATTAAGGGTGGTGGGCGGTGTGCCTATTAATTTTGCAGGAGATATAAAATGAAAGAATTTTTATTACAAACTTATACCGTAGTATTACCGATATTACTTGGATATATAGTTTGGCTTCTGAAGCAACAGAAAAAAGACAAAGACGCCAATAGCAAAGGCACAATGTTGCTTTTGCGAGTACAACTTATCGAATATCACGATAAGTATATGAAAATAGGTGAAATACCATCTTATGCCTATGACAATTTTGTTGAGATGTATAACGCATATCACGCATTAGGAGGCAATGGGATGGTAACTAAGATGTATAACGAAATACAGGAAATTCACTTAAAGAATGGAGGTAAAGATTAAAATGGATATAACATCGGTAACAACAGTTGTAGCAATCGTTGTAATTACATATCTGATAGGCTTAGGAGCCAAAGCAATCCCACACATTAAGGATAATTACATTCCTATAATCGTAGGCGTTGCAGGCGGTATCTTAGGCGTTATAGGTATGTATGTAATACCTGACTTTCCGGCAAATGACATTCTTAATGCAATAGCAGTAGGAATTGTGTCCGGATTATCAAGTACAGGTGTTAATCAGATTTATAAGCAGGTAAAGAACAATGCTTGACATTAATAAGCAGGCTATGAAGTATTCACTTCAAGGGCAGACAGTAACTATTTATGAAAGAGATGATGACGGCAATATCCTTTATGAGGGATATACCGACACAGAGGGCAACTTCATTCCTTATCTTGATGATGAGGGAAATAAGATACCAAAAGTTCTTGAAGAGAAAACGGGCTTTTCAGAGCCTGCGGATTTCAAAGCAAACATATCATTCAGCGGTGGAGAAGCGCAGAGCAAGGAATACGGCTTTGATACAGCCGATTTTGACGCTATTTTACTGACAGATAGGAATACATTACCTATTCAAAAAGGCGACCTTATCTGGCTTGATAGCAAGCCTACATACACATCTGATGGACTTGTTGATGAAACATCAGCAGACTTCACGATTGTAGGCATTAAGCCAGCATTATATTCAACTAAGTATATGCTTAAAGCAGTTGTAAAGTAGGTGCATCTATGGCAAGACATACAATTAATATATCATTGTCTGAAAAGTCCGTAAATGAAGCTATCAGGCAGCTACAACAGTATAAGAACTGGCTTATCAAAAAGACTTTACAGCTTGTCAAAGAGCTTGCAGAAGTTGGAATACCTGTTATAGATGAAAATATGGCAAAAGCAAGTTATACATATGATGAGAAAGGTGTTCGTAGCGGTTCAGATACAAGCCATCACAGTTATGTTGAGATAAAATCTGTTGGAGAATATGCCGAAGCAAAATTAATTGTAGAGGGCAAAGAACTTATGTTTATAGAGTTCGGAGCTGGTGTATTCTACAATGGAGCGGCTGGAAGTAGTCCACACGACAAAGGTGTTGTTAATGGTATGGTTATAGGCTCATACGGCGAACATCACGGCATACAAAAAGTGTGGGGTTACTATGACGATGACGGAACCTTAGTTCTTACACACGGCGTAGAAGCACAAATGCCTGTTTATAAGGCTGATATGGAAATCATACAGAAATATGTTGAGGTAGCAAGGAGAGTATTTAGTTAATTTTAACCCATTCTGCTCTATAACCTATTATATCAAGAATTTCTATAACTTCATTATAAGTAAAACTTTCTTTGCGAAAGCGATTACTAAAATTTTGAAAAGAAAGATGTGTTCCGTGCCTACGATTTAATTCAGCATTTACTTGTGACATAGTAAAACCTTGAGATACAATAAGACCTTTTAATTCGTCTTTTAACATAAAATCAACTCCTTTATATTATTTTTAATATATTATCATAATAAAATTAAATTGTAAAGTTTAATAAAACGCTTGATAATTATAATATATTGGTTTATAATTAAATTATAAAATTTAATTAAAGGTGATATTATGGGAAAAGCGATTGATTTAACAGGGAAAAGGTATGGCAGATTAATAGCTGTTGAAAAAGTGAAAAATCCAAATGATAAGCACCACGCATACTGGAAATGCAAATGTGATTGTGGGAATTTTATTATTACAAGAAAAGACTCTCTCGAAAATGGACACACAAAATCTTGCGGTTGTATAAGCGCGGAGAAAGGCTATCATAATCACGGATACTCACACGAAAAGTTGTACAGCATTTATTATGGTATGAAATACAGATGTTATAACCCAAACTGTGATTCATATTCATTATATGGTGGCAGAGGAATAAAAGTATGTGATGAATGGTTAAAAAATGTAGAAAATTTTATTAATTGGGCTTACAAAAATGGGTACGATAATAAAAAGACTAAAGCTGAACAATCCCTTGACAGAATAGATGTTAATGGCAATTATGAGCCATCTAATTGCAGATGGGCTGATAAAGATGTTCAAAATTATAACAAAAGATGTACAAGAAAGATAGTTATAAACGGAGAAGAAAAAACATTACTTGATTTACATAAAGAATATGAAATATCAATGACTACATTGAGAAGTAGATATCAAAGATATTTAAAAGGTTTATGTACTGTTGACGAATTAATTCAGAATACAAAAATAATAAATAAGCCCCAACAGATAATTATTAGGGTTGGTGAAGAAGAACACAATTTGACAGAATGGGAAAAAATAACAGGCACATCAAGAAAAACCATAATTCATAGATATAGAAAAGGGGCAAGAACATATGAAGAGTTATTTAAGAAAGGTCGCTGAAAAGCGACTTTTTCATTTTGCAAGAAGCGATAATCTTTACATAGCAAGAGAGGTGTTTAGCTAATGGCAAATGCAAACGATTGGGCGATAGACCTTGAGAATACAGTCACAGCACTTGTCAAGGCTAAAACCCTAACACAGCTTAAAAAAACATATCCAAAGATAGTCATAACCAATGAGGGAGAAAACAGCGGTCAAGCAGTATTCCCGACAGTATACATTCATTTACTGCCAGCAGTTGAACAAGGACAAACGCTTGACGGACAGACAATTAACGCATTGTTAGCAACATTTCAAGTAGATGTTACCACTAACACAAGCAAGTCTGACTGTCGCAAGGTTATGGCAGAAATTACAGATACATTTAAAACAATGAGATTTCAAGGCAATGCAATGCCAGAGTTCTCAATCAGTAATAAAGTACATAAGAGTACCGCACGATTTAGGCGGTTAATCGGAGCAAATGACAGATTATTGTAACAAAGAGCAGAGATGCTCTTATTTTTTTGCAAATTTTAGGAGGTAAGAAGATATGGCAGATACAGTAGCAGGATTAAGCGCACTGGGAATCACGTTTAGTTATGGTGTTGAAACTACAGCAGGTACTAAGCCAACAGCGTTTAAACTTCTTCATAGAATCAATTCTATTGATGAGATTACAGTAACCCCAGAGGCTATAGATGCATCAGCACTTGAAGATTTACAGACAAGAAACATTGCAGGTAGAGACACAGTTACAGATACAGTTGCGGTAACAGTTAATAAGACGGAAGCTACAATCAAAGAGTGGAAAGACCTTATTACAGAATATAAGGCTTTAACTGATGGAAAGAGAATGTGGTTTCAAGAGATTACTCCGGGTATATCAGATGCGGAGTTCTTTGTTGCACAGCCGCCTTCAAAGTTACCAATTACGGGCAAGGAGCAAAATTCACTTCTTACAATGGCTATCAACCTTATTATTGAGGATATGGTAGGAACAGATACAGCAGTAACCCCAACATCGGGGGAATAATGAGCTATTCGACTAAATCAAAAAAGGCTGTGTCGGATAGCGTAGAAAACGCCAAAACAGCCGACTACACATCATATCTTGATGATGTAACAGAATAATTAATTTAAAAGGCAGGTGCGGTGTAAAATCCGCACCTTTCCCTATATGGACGATAGGGTGGGAAAGGGTAAAAATTATGATGAATATTAATGTAAACGGAAATGAATACAAAGTTGAGTTCTCTTTTGGAGCAGCAGAGTGTAAAGAGATAGTGCAGAAAATGTTCTCTGTCGTTAATGGTTCTTACTTACTTGTACAGACAGACAAGAGTGTTGCACAGGCTTCCTTTGATGGATTAGCAAATATGACAGCAGATGTGCCAGAGATTTGTATTTTAGCCATTTATGCAGGCTGTATTGACAATAACCCAGTAACTATGGATGAAGCAAAGGAACTCACTAGAGCATATATTACAGAGAAGAGAAAGACAGATAAGAGTTACGGATATAGAACATTGTTTGAAGAAATCAAGAAAGCGATGGAAGATGATGGTTTTTTCGAGTTGAGCGGAATAACAGCGATGTTAGAGGAAATGGCGGACAATGTGGAAGAAGCAACAAAAGAGCAGAAGAAGCCGACAGTAGTTCCACAAGACCACAAGAAAAAGCAGACTTCCACAAAATAATCTGGGAAGAATACTTTGTCTTAGCCAGTTCACTAGGCGTTAGTTATTCGGACTTTCTAAAAATGACACCTAAAAAGCTATGGGCGGTTGTAGAGGGCAAGAAACTTGAAAGACAACGAATGGATTCAGATATATGGCTTGCGATAGGCAGTTACATACTCCCGGCAATCAAGATAGGCGTTAGAAGTGGTGCTTGGAGTAAAGACGAGTTTGAATACCCAGACAAGCCTATTTATAGAGATATTAACAAAAAAGAGAACAGTGAAGATGAAATACAAAGAAAGAGAGAAGAGTTTGTCTTGAATATGAAAATACGCAAAGCAAACTGGGATTTAACGCACCCTAAAAATGATAAGCCGGAGGTATAAGCGTGGAATTAGATTCATTAGAAGTCAAAATTACCGGTACTGCCACTAAAGCTATTAATTCCGTCGATAAACTGATAAATCAGCTTACAAGGCTGTCAACATCACTTGCGACTGTGAATGGTTCATCACTAAGCGGTCTTGCGAGTGGTGTTAGTCAGTTAGGTTCTGCTATGCAGAATATGAACGCAGGAACAGCAGATTTTACAAGACTTGCTAAGAACATCACAAAGATAGGTTCTGTTGATTCAGTTGCACTAACTAACACAGCTACATCACTTCAAGCTGTCACAAAGGCAGTTGCAAGCATATCAGCTATCCCGCAAAATGCAACGCAGGTCACAGAATTTGCAAAGTCACTTGGTAAGCTAGGCAGTAAGAGCATAGAAAACGCCGTTGTAAACATTCCAAAGCTAGGCAATGCTTTAAATGACTTAATGACAACGCTATCAAGAGCACCAACAGTAAGTCAGAATGTTATTCAAATGACTAACGCATTGGCTAATCTTGCTAGCCAAGGCGGCAAAGCTGGAACTGCAAGCAGTGGTTTAATAAGGTCTTTCAATAACACCTATTCAAGTACATCTAAAGCTAAAAAAGGCTTTGGTAGTCTTGCGAGTGCAATAGGTAGATTTTATGCCACCTATTTTATGGTAATTCGTGGCAGTAAGAAACTTATAGAAGCAATCAAGTCAACAACAGATTATATTGAAGCATTCAACTATCAAGCGGTAGCGTTTGGCAAGATTGGTTCAGAGTGGGATAAAGATTACGAAAAGTACGGATATGATAACGCAACGGCATACGCAGAAAGTTTTCAAAGTAGAGTAAATGATACTCTTGGAAAGCTATCCGGATTAAAAGTCAATATTCAAGGCGGTTTGCTTGAAGAAAGCGGAGCAAAGAACTTAGGACTTAACATACAAGAGATAACGCAGTACGCTTCGCAGTTAGCTTCTGTCACTAACTCATTAGGACAGACAGGCGAAGCAACAACAGCAATAACAAAGTCAATGACAATGCTTGCAGGCGATATAAGCTCACTTTTTAACGTGGACTATTCAACAGTAGCACAGAACTTACAAAGCGGTTTAATCGGACAATCGAGGGCATTGTACAAGTATGGTATTGATATTACCAATGCTACATTAGCGACGTATGCTTACAACTTAGGCATTTCCAAGTCTGTATCAGAAATGACGCAGATGGAAAAACAGCAGTTAAGAGTGTTAGCAATATTAGACCAAAGTAAAGTATCTTGGGGCGATTTAGCTAATACGATTAATAGCCCATCAAATATGTTACGCCAGTTCAGCAACAATATGAAAGAGGTAGGAATGGTAGCAGGACAGCTATTTATCCCAATTCTTTCAAAGGTTATGCCAATAGTAAACGGAGTAGCTATTGCAATCAAAAGATTATTAGTCAGCCTTGCTTCTTTAATGGGCGTTAAGATTGACTTTGAGAGCTTCGGACAAAGTGGCTATAAAGACACATCAGACGGCTTAGAAGATATTTCAGATGGCTACCAAGATGTAGCTGATTCAGCTAAGAAAGCTACATTATCCCTTATGGGATTTGATGAAATAAATAAATTACAGGACGATACAAGCTCAAGCAAGGGTTCAAGTGGTGGTGGCGGTGGTAGCACTATTGATTTGACAGACGATATTGCTAAGGCGGCGGCAGAATATGAAGCGGCGTGGAATAAAGCATTTGCCAATATGGAAAATTCGGCAGTTGCTTGGGCTGATAGAATAGAAAAAGCCATAAAAAAGGGTGACTGGTACGGAATAGGTACTTACGCAGGCAAACAAATAAACAAAGGGATAAATGCTTTTCCTTGGAAAAAAACAGGAGAAGCAATTACAGAAGCTATTTGCAATGTTTTGGATTTTGCAGATGGATTTGTTAGTTCTGTTGATTGGGAACAATTAGGAAGAAATATAATAAAGTTTATTGAAGGTATAGATTTAGGAAAAATAACTGTAAAAATTTTGGACCTAGCAATTGACTTAGGAGTATCAGCAATAAAATTAATATGGGGTGCTTACCAGGAGATATACGACAAATGGGGAATTGCAGGAATTTTGGCTTCTTTGGTTATTCCGGGCGGAATTCTTACACTTAAATTTATTACGGAATTTTCAGCAAGCATAGATGATAGTAAATATGTAAAAAAAGCAAAAGATGGCATAGAAAATATAAAAATAGCTGCACAAGAAAAATGGAATGAAATTACAGATTGGTGGAATAATACAGCAATCGTAAATTGGTGGAATAATGATGTTACGCCTTGGTTTGCTAAAGATAAATGGAACAACTTGGGTGATAATTTCAAGTCAAGTCTACAAGATAAATGGTCTGATTTTTCTTCTTGGTGGAGCACAACCGGAATTTACAATTGGTGGAATAATCACGTAGCACCTTACTTTACGGCAGATAGATGGCGTGATATGGCAGATGGAATAAGAGTAGGCATACAAGATAAGTGGAATAATGTAGTTAATTGGTGGGATAGCAAACCATCCCTTAGTGAAATTTCAGTAGCCGTTGAGAACTTTTTTTATAAAGTAAGAGATATGTGGTATAATTTCAAAGATTGGTGGGACAACTTAGGACTTAGCTTCCCACATATAAAAACGCCACATTTCGATATTGATGGCGAATTTAGTCTTGTGCCACCTCAAGTGCCCAAGATAAGTGTTGATTGGTATGCAAATGGCGGCTTTCCAAACAAAGGACAGTTATTCGTTGCTAATGAAGTAGCACCCGAAATGGTTGGTACTATGGACGGAAGAACAGCAGTAGCCAATAAGCAGGAAATCACAACAGGTATTGCTAATGCAGTTTATCCAGCAGTATACAATGCGGTTGTAGCGGCTATGTCAGAAGCCAACAACAACGTTAATATAACACTACAAGGTGACGCTGATAAATTGTTTACAATGGTACAGGATAAAGCTAATAACTACACTAATATGACAGGGCAAGCAGCATTCCCTTATTAATTGACAAATAAATAATAAAAGAATATATTTAAAGTACTAAAGATAAGGGGGAATGTATATGTTAAAAAAAGGCTTATATAAAATGCTGGAAGTATTAGGAATAAAGAAAAAACAGCAACCACAAATTCAACGCCCACTAAATCCTAACTTTAAAGGAGTGTACAGAGCGACAGAAAACGGCTTAGTTGAAGTATATTGTCCAAGATGTAGCAGTTGGGACTGCTCTCACACACAGATTACAACAACTGTACCACAGAAAACTAAGACAAGATATACCGTTAATTTGAATCCGTTTAGACCGTTTACGCTGGTTAATAAGAAAGAGAAGATTAAGCAACAGGGCGGAACTTATTCACAACATAGGTTTGTGTGTAACAGATGTGGGCTGATTTTTTGGTAATACATGATTTTAATGGAGCGTATCTTTTCGGTGCGTTCCATTTTTTATTGAAAAGTGCTTGACAATTATTGCAAGGGCAGTTATTATAATAACATAAATATTGCAAGGGCAATAATTGAAAGGAGTGATTATTATTAGTCCAGCAGGAAGACCACATAAGGAAAACCCTAGAAATGTTAATCTTAATATCAGAATAACAAAAGATGAAGCTAATCGCATTCAGAAATGCGCTGATGAATTGGAATTAACAAGAACTGATACCATTATGAAAGGCATAGGGTTAGTAGAAAAAGAACTTAAAGATAACAAAAAAGAGTAGCCACAAGTCGGTCAAAACTTATAGTGACTACTCAAACCACCAATCCGAAAGGAATTGATAAATCTATCATATCAGTTTCTTTCGGAAAATTCAAGATTATTTTCGGAGGAAAAACAAATGAGTAATGTAGAAATCGTAACAAATATTGACATAGCGTCAGAAATTGCACACGCAACAGTAACAGAAGTTTTAGCAAATATGGAAAACGAAAGAATAGGATATGTTCTCATAGGAGTTTTACAGCAGTTAGAAACTATTCAGGACAATGTTAATAATTTTGATTTAAAGGGACAGGACAAGTCTACAAAGGAAGTGGCATAATATTATTGCGTGAGGCATTGTGGGCATATACTCCCACTACGCAATAAGTTCTGTTTTGAGCAAATGATAAATTTGTAGGAGGTAAAATAATGAGTTATAATAATAATCCAACTACAAAAGATGACACTCACAATGAGATTAAGGCACCGATGAACACTAAGAATATTTGCGGCGTAGACTGCTATGAGCAGAATGGCGTTGCTTACTTAAGATTGGAAAATATTGCTAGAGGACTTGGGTTTACCACAACTCAAGTGATTAATGGTAAGGAATATGTAAATATTCGCTGGAACGTTGTAAAACAATATCTTAATGATATTGGCTTTTTGCAGGAAGTTGCAAAAGACGATTTTATCCCAGAAAACATCTTCTACCGCCTAGCAATGAAAGCCAAAAATGAAACAGCAGAGAAATTTCAAGCATTAGTAGCTGATGAGATTATTCCGTCAATTCGCAAGAATGGAATATATGCTACCGATAATGTTATTGATGAAATACTGAATAATCCAGACTTTGGAATAGAATTATTAACAAAGTTAAAAAAAGAAAGGCAAGCAAGAGTCGAAGCAGAAAGAAAGAACGCTATCTTAACACACGTCAATAAAACATATACAATGACGGAGATTGCTAAAGAGCTGAACTTAAATTCTGCTATTCAACTTAACAAGTTGCTTGCTGATAGAAAAATTCAGTACAATGTCAATGGAACTTGGGTTCTTTACTCACCATACAGCAGTATGGGATATGAGGAAATTAAACAAGAAATTCTTGACAGCGGTAAAGTAATCTATCATAGACGAATTACCCAACTTGGAAGAGAATTTATACTGCAATTATTCAACAATGTTGCATAAGTTCTCTTGTGGGATATAATAGCTCAAACAGAAAGAAAATTCAATAGCTGTAAGAAATTTACAGCTATATTTTATTAATTGGCTCAATTTTTAGCCGACTGTCTAAAACTGGACACTTAACAGAGAACTCAATTTTGAGTTTTTTAAATAATGATTAATGGAACGAATTACTGACTGCACGAAATTGTGCAGTCGATTATGTTTGATAAACTGAGGAGATACAAGAATGGCAAAAGAGGTATACAAAGAAGAAATAAAGGAACTTATAGATAAATGCGACAACATACATTGGCTGAAAGTTATATATGCTTATGTGGGGAGATTGTTGAAGTAAGTTTCAATCAGAACAATTTCGTGCCAATTAACTAAATAGGGGAAGGGAAATATCTTTCCTCTGAAAAGTAGCGCCGAAATCTTGGCTCTACTAGAATAAAAAAATCAGAACAAGTTGGGTAGACCTGTTCTGATTAGCACATATGAGTACATATAAGTTGCTCACGTTAATAATAACAAATAAATAGCAAAATGACAAGGACATTTCACTTAATTGTGAGGTGTCCTTTTTGTGTGCTTGGAAAGTGAGGTTTTACTATGAATTTTATACAATACATAAAGCAAGCGTGGAAAGCTGGCACTAGCGGCGGCACTCCAATAAGCCCAGATAGACTTAACCATATGGAAGATGGAATTAAGAGTAATAATGATATGATAAGTGAACTAAACAGCAATATAGCTAATAGTGACATTGAGGGAATATTTAATTACCTAGGTCTTGAATTAATCATATACCACAAATTGGGCATATGTTACCTGCATTCCAGCGGCAGATTAACTCAAGCATTTCCAAAAGAATGGACCACAATTGGTGAAATAAGCAATATAAATTACAAAGGTTATGGACACTTAGCCGCTAATACTAGTGGAAAAATAATAAAATTTGCATATATAAATGGAACTCTAAGTGCATATGCACCAAGTTCAACAAATGCGATTGAACATGTACAAGACAGTTGCGTACTTATCTGAATTAACTATTTACCAATTTTTAATTATTAAACTTTAGGGTAATCAGAAAAAAATAAATTATAAAGCTGTACACAATAAAATTTCCACATAGCCATTAAAGTATGTGTTACTACCTGCCCACCCACCAACTTGGCATATATGTCCATCTGATATACCAACCATTGTGTAAGTAATACCAGCATTTCTTCCTAAGTGTTGCCCACATATACCTATTGCTTTATAGCCGGTAGGTAGCGTGAATTCCTTTTCTATTAGGAACGGCTTGTTAGCTTCAATTACTGCATTATCGTAACTAACCTTGATTACTTTAAATAAATTATAAGAATTGCTGTTTAGCTTGCTTATCATATCGTTATTATTCTTAATTCCGTCTTCCATATGGTTAAGTCTGTCTGGGCTTATTGAAGTAAATATATAGAAAAGAGGTGATTGAATGATAAGCGCTGTAATTATCGAGGGAGTAACATTCCCAGTAGCATATAACGGCTACACATACAGCAGAAATAAGATATGGTCTAAGAACACAGGAAGAAACGACTATGGCGAAATGGTAGGCACAATCGTGGCTATTAAGGATAAAGTAGAACTACAATTGCCACCATTAACAGGTGAACAGGCGTTGTTGCTTGATAATGTGATTAGTGATGAAAATAACCCATTCCCGACAGCACAAGTCCTATTCTTAGGCGGTACACAAAAGGAAATGACAATATACACAGGAGATGTGACATATCCGTATCTCACAAGGGCAAAGAATGAGGACGGATTAATAGTCGGAGCAAAATTAAGCCTAATTCAGAAATAAGGAGATTAACTATGAAAATAACAGGAAATGAAGTTTTAGCACATTATGAAGCACTTGCAAGCGTGGCACAGCTTAAAATGGGTGGCAGATTAGCAGTTGCCATTATGTCTAATATTAAGGCATTAGAGCCACACTTTAAAGCGGTAGTAGAAACGATAGAAAAGATACGCGAGGAAAATAAAGATAACAACGATAAGATAAAATCAGAACTTGAAGAACTAGGAGAACAGGAAATAGAAGTATCTGAATACACAAAAGTTGATATAAGTGCATTTGATAGTTGTGAAGCCATTGAGCCAGCTAAGATTATCGCACTTAGCTTTATGATTAACAATTAATCAGCAGAAAGGAGCAACCTAATGAAAAATATTAATTGGGGTGCGGATTTCAATTTGCTGTATGCAAGATATTACAGCAAATATTTAGTTGACGGAAAAGAATACGATCAGACACTTAATGAGTTTAAGTACAGCAACATAATCAATCCGAACAATAGCATTTCCATAGGTAACACTTGCAGTAGTAGTGTTACCTTTTCTATTTATAATCCAGAAATCACGCTTGAAAATAAGGATATAACCATTTTTGAGGGTGTTAAGGGCGATAGCGGCATTGAGTATGTACAGATAGGCATATTTACTGTAACTAAAGAAGAAAGTAACGGCGAATACACTAAGTACACAGCTTATGACAAGATGTACAAAGCTGAAAAAGGTTATTTTACTGAATTAACTTATCCTAGTACGGATAAAGCTATTTTAGAGGAAATCTGTACAAAGCTAGGCATACAGTTAGCAACTAGCATAACAAACACACATACAATCATAGATAAGCCGCAAGGCTATACAATGCGTGAAATGATAGGTTATATGGCTATGCTACAAGGTGGAAATGCGGCTATTAATTCTGACGGAAACCTTGAAATAAAGTGGTACAAAGATAGCGATTATGTGCTTGACGGACATCAATACTATCAGCAAGGGGTTACTTTTACCACTAGCAAAGATTTTACGATAAGAAAGCTGACTTGCAACAATACAAAGTCTGGTGATAAGGAAACTAGCACAATCACTAGCGGCAGTGGTACAACTGGACTTAGCTTTGCTAATCCATTTATGACACAAGCTAACTTAAATGAGATTTATAAAAAGATAGGCGGCTTTCAGTTTAGACCGCTTACAGTTAAGTTTGTCGGTGACTGGCGGCTTGAAGTAGGCGACATTATAACTGTTAATAAGGGCGGCGTTGATTACAAAGTGCCTATAATGCAGATAACACACGAATGTGATGGCGGCTTAATGGACACAGTTACATCTATCGGACAATCTGACACAGAAAACAGTAATATTGCTAGCGGTCCGATAACAAAGCAAATGGAACGATACTACGCTGATTTAGTCTTAATCAACAAGGCAGTTATCGAAAATGCTGATATAACTAGTGCTAATATTGAGAGTTTAAAAGCACATCAAGCGTATATCGACCAATTAAAGGCTAATAAGATTGAAACTATTACAGCAAATATTGTTAATTTGACGGCAAATAAAGCTACGATTAATGAAGCTAATATCGCTAAGTTGCAAGCAGATTATGCACAGATAGGTGTATTAAACGCAGACGTAGCAGACATTAAGACTTTAATGTTTGGTTCTGCGACAGGTAAAAGTTTAACAACAGAATTCGCTAATGCAGTTGTAAGTGTTATTGGCAATGCACAGATAAAATCTGCTATGATTGATAGTATAGCCGCAGATAAGATTACAAGTGGGAAGATTTATACAAACCTTGTTGAAATTCTAAGCGAAAGCGGAAATCTTGATATAGCTGACAATACGATACAGATAAAAGATGATAACAAGGTTGCAAGAGTTCAAATAGGTAAAGACGCTAATTCGGACTACAATATGTATGTCTGGGATAAAGCTGGCAATCTTATGTTTGATGCCTTAGGACTTACTGAAAAAGGTGTTACGAGGAAAGTTGTTCGTGATGATGTTGTTCAAGATAATGCTAATATCAATGCAAGCAAGCTGGATATTGAAACACTATTTAGTGTTATCAATAACGATAACACCCATACACTTAAGAGCAATAAAATTTATCTGGACAACGAGGGGCAGACACTTAATGTCATTATGCAAGCTATAACAAGTGGTGCTGGCAAAGATTATACTCAATGGGGCGGTATGATGAAAGTTGCTAGTGATTTTATCACTAACAAGTTGTGGTGGACTGAAAATGTTGACAACGAAAGCATTAAGACTAAGTTTTCTACTGTTAATCAGAAACTAGATAGTTACGAAATCACGTTATCCGACTTATACCAACAAACGAACGATAATTTTATGGTGTATACAGTTACAGAAACACCTAACAAAGATAATTACCCAGCTATTGATTGGTTCATACCTATTTATCCGTCAGATGATTTATTTCCAAGCGATAATCTTACTTGGACTTATAGCAATGATGAATACGCAAAATATCACGGAGCAATAGCATACAACGAAACAGCTCAAAAAACTTGGCGTTGGGCTAAAGATGATAAAGGTAATTGGGGTTGGAAAGAGGTATCTAACACACAATTAGCTTATATGCTTAATCAAAACGCTAGCTTTAAAATGAACTTAGATAGTATATCTACATCATTGTTAAGTGTGCAGCAGAATTTAAAAGATAACTACAGTACAACCACAGTTATGAAGAATGCTATAACGCAGGCTGTAAAAGCAGAAAGCAATAGCATTAAACTTGAAGTGTCTAATGCTTATGCTACAAAGGATAGCTTAAGTAGCTACAGCACAACAACGCAGATGAATGCGGCTATAAGCACAGCAATAAGTAAAGAAAGTTCAGCGATTAAGTTAGAAGTAGCAGGAGCATATGCCACAAAAGATAGCCTTAAAAATTACGCTACAACAGCAAGTCTTAGTGCTTATATCAAGAAAGACCCAAAAAGTGGCGAACTTAAATCCGCAATTGAAGCAATTGCAGATGATATAACGCTTAAGGCTAAGGGGGCTATTAATATTAGTGGTAACAAGAGCGTTAACATTAGTGGTAACGCATTTACTTTAACATCAACTAATACAATTATAAGTGCAACGGGGACAATTACCTGTAGTGATATAATCGGGACCGGGGGTCGCATTGGCAATTGGGATATTACTGATGGAAGCTTAAAGAATGATTACTTAGCACCAGACGGATACTTAAGAAGAACTTACATTCAAAGTTCAAAAAATATTGGTGATTGGATTTTTTCTGTTCAGAAAGGAGCCGTACAAGGAACTTCGCCAAGCACACTAAACTCCCTGTGGCACGTTACTAACGATGGCGAAATGCAGTTCAATGTTGAGAGCGGTAAAGGTATTAAAATGTATGGTTCGGCAGGATTAGAGTTAGAAGTGTTAAGAGACCGCATCGAATTATATTACCAGCCTTACATCAATGGAGAACCGCAAGCTTGGACGAAAATTGAAAAAGGAAAAATTTCTATAGACTCAAAAGGTTGGAGTTCTTTTGGCGACTGTGCTCTATCTGTAGTTAACAGCTCAATAAAGACTACAGCATTGTATATAATGCATCAAACAGAAGATGGGTCATACTATCAAAGAGGATGTGTAATTAATAGAAATCCTTTTTCTGGTGATATTATGTTTGATTGGGATGGACGTTATCTTCGCGGATATATAGGGGATAATGTTGTTATCACTTGGGACAACGAAAATAAAAATTGGATATAAGATTAGGAGGTAAAACGCAATGTTAGACATCAACTCATCAATTCAGAAGAACGGAACATTATCTGTTCAAAATTCAGACGGAACACTTAAACAGGTAGCTTATCTGTCAGCTACAATCAGCGAAAGCGGCACAGTTAGTATGTCAGCTAGCTTCAATGATTTTGCGGCATACTTGGCGAATGATATAGCACTAGACAGTGAGCTTAAGAGCTTTCTTGATGGCGTTAAAAATACTTACAAGGCAACATACAGCACAGAAGATAACACAGTTAGTTCAGATGCAACAGGAACAGTAGAAAGTGAGGTATTTTAATTATGATTAAATGTGGAGATTTTTCAGCGTGGAATGGTGCAGTTGACTGGAACAGAGTTAAGGCGGCAGGGCTTACTCACGCTATCCTTAAAGTTATCAGACGTGATTTTGACCCAGATAAGCAACTTGAAAACAACTGGAAAGGCTGTCAGTTAGCAGGCGTGCATATCTGCGGTGTATACAATTATGTTTACACGCCAACAGTAGAAGAAGCTATCGCAGCGGCTAAAAGAGTATTAGAGGTACTTGACGGACGTAAGGTAACAGTTTGGATGGACGTTGAAGATACTTGTATGCGAAACTTAGGTTCAGAGCTTATTGATATTATCAAGGCTTACAAAGAGGTTATTGAGGGTGCAGGATATGACTTTGGCGTATATACTGGCTTATCATTCTATGGTAGCTACATCAAGCCTTATACAAACCCTAGTGACTTAGATTGTTCGTTCTGGATAGCACGTTACTACTTAGGATATGATGAAATGCAGTTAAATGATGATGTTAACGCAGATAAGACACCCAGTATCGACCATTATCTTGCGGGGTGGCAGTATACTTCTAGCGGCGTTGTTGACGGAGTAGACGGAGTTTGTGACTTATCAGAATTCTATGGTTTCCATAATGATGAAGATAACACAGAAGATAACAGCGAAGAAGATAACACAGAGGATAGCACAGATGAACACGTATATGCTACATATGCCGCTTATACAGACCGTTGGTGGGGTGAAGTAGAGGACAGAGAAGATTGGGCTGGTGCAGGCGACAATAAAGCTATCACAGCACTTATTATCAAGGTTAGCAGAGGTTCAGTTAAGTACAGAGTTCACTTAAAGGGCGGAGATTGGCTTCCTTATGTTACTGGCTTTAATTATGACGATTACGATAATGGCTATGCAGGTGACAAGAAGCACGAGATTGACGCAATAGAAATCATTTACTATACGCCAGAGGGTGAGCCTTGGAAGTATGCAAAGTATATGGTATCTGTATTCAATAACCGCAACTTCTATCCAGAACAGATAGACAATGAAACATCAAATGGAATGGACGGATATGCAGGCGTTATGGGTAATGCAATCGACAAGTTCCAGTTAGTTGTCGAATAAAGTCGAAATAACACGACCGAAAGTATTTGAAATATACTAACGATAAATGTATAATAAACTTGTCTTTAAGAAAAGACCCTTAAACATTTTCAAGTTCTGGCAGGCGATATTGTTTGATTGGCGTTGGCAATATCGCCGCTACACTTGACACGATAGAACGTGTGTTCTATAATAATCGTATCGCTATCAAACGTGCAAGGGCAAGAGAGGGGAGTGCAGGTTTATGAGTAATGAGGAATACAGGCGAATAATAATAGAAACAGTCAATAGCTGTAATAATAAAAGATTTTTAAAGTTTTTATATGAATTAATTATATCATTCAAAAAGAAATGGGGCATTTAATGCCCCTCTTTCTCATACCAATAGGCTATATTGTCAAATATAGTTTGTTGATGTTCTTTATTAAGTTTCATTAACTTCTTAACACTATCCAACATTTTCTTATCTGACATTAAGTCGGGAATAATATCAGCATTATCAGTAGATAAATTATCTTCCCATCCCATTAAATACGATGGAGAAATATCAAGAATCTGTGCAGCAATCTGAATTTTATCACTTGGTATGTTTGTTACGGCATTGTTTTCATACTTATATAATGTCTGTTTAGAAACGCCCATCTTTTTAGCCAACTCTACTTGCGACATATTGTTAAGCTCTCTTTGTTCCTTAATCCTATCTCCAACAGTTTTAATCATTAGTGTTTCCTCCTTTCCTATCGGTAACTTGATTATAGCACAAAAAAGTTACAAGTCAAGAAAAAAATAACTTGACAAGTTACTTTTGCGGTGTATAATAAGAGTAACTTCAAAAGTTACGAAGTTGGAAAGGAGATGAGAAGATGGTTGATACAAATAAGCTTCGTGGGATTATTGCTGAAAACGGAAAAACGCAGACAGAAGTTGCACAAATGATAGGTGTAACACCCAAGACTTTCTATTTACGAATGCACAAGGGAGTTTTTGGCAGTAACGAAATTCAGATTATGATTGATAATTTGAATATTGAAAATCCTATGGAGATTTTTTTTGCAAAGAAAGTAACTTCATAAGTTACCACAAGACACATAAGAATTAGAATTTTTGATATTGATACAATAGAGAAGTGATGGTAGCGGTAAATAGTTACAAACTTTTATTCAAACATCATTAGTTCTTTTTGGCAGGGATAGCGCCCTGTTCGTATCAAGTGTGAATTACCTACCGATTGGCAGTTTTGTCTTTAGCATATTTATTTAATTCTATTGATATAGAAATAAGAGCGTACAGGGTGCAGAAGTCTACGTCACAGAAGTATGAGCCGACCACTGATACGCACAATGCTATGACAGTATCCATACAATCTCCTTTTTGGAAAATGTCTACCATCACTTCTCTATTGTATCAATAAACATAAAGTTCTACAAGCTACAACAGATAGAAATGAGCAAAATTGCTCAAATGTGCCTTAAAAGGAATATATCACACATTGTTAGAAAGGAATGTTTATGGAGTTACAGATTTTTAACAATTCAGAGTTTGGAGAAATCCGAACCATTACTAAAGATGATGAACCTATGTTTTGCTTAGCTGATGTATGCAAGGCATTAGAAATATCAAATGTAGGAAATGTTAAGCAGAGGTTATCTGAAAAGGGTATCCATACTGCGGATACCCTTACAAAGGGCGGAATGCAGAAGATGATATTTATTAGCGAGGCTAATCTTTACAAGACAATCTTTCAGAGCCGTAAAGAAAGTGCAGAGAGATTTACAGATTGGGTTACAGGAGAGGTGCTTCCGTCAATCAGAAAGACAGGCAGTTATCAGAAAAAGTTATCCCCACAGGAAATGATGAGAATACAGCTAGGTATGTTAGATGATGTGTCAGACAGAGTGTCTAAGTTAGAAAATACAATGAACATTGATTACGGACAGCAGAAAGTACTTAATGACTTAGTATCAGCAAGGGTAATAAAAATCTTAGGCGGTAAAAACAGTAACGCTTATAAGGAAATAAGCAGAAAAGTATTTGCAGAAATTAATCACGATTACAAGGATTATTTCAATGTTAATTCAAGAGCCAACACACCAAGGCTTAAGAATGAACAGGCAGTTGAATATATTAAAAACTGGATGCCAAGCACTAACACAATGATGTTAATAAAAGATTGCAATGCACAGATAAACTTAGAGAGCTGATGATTAAGCGGAGGATTGTTTTATGGAAAAGGAAGTACAGGCAACACCACAGTATAGCATATCAGTAGAAGAACTGATTGCGGAAAGAAACAATTTAGAAGTCTCTATTGCAGCATACAAGAAAGCTAAGAGAGACAGCAAGATAGCTGAATATTTATGGATGTTATCAGCAATATTATTTATTGCGCAAATGATATTTCAGCTTATTAATTAGAAAGGAGTTTTAGCAGATTGATATTTATTATTTCTGAAAAAGGCGAAAGAGAGCAGATTAATGAGGTAGAAAAGCTTGAAATCCTGGCACATATTGGCAGAAGAACAAGTTACCTCTTAGGAAGAAATAAACATTGTGAGCCATTAAGGAGCATAGTTACAAGAGATATTTTAGGGCAGTTAAAGCACGAATACGGGTGTGGTTTGAGTGAACTTAAAAAGAAGTACATAGCAGACACTCACGATTTTATCGACTGCTACGAACTGCCTACAATAATGAAAGAGAGATATAAGCTATGATACAGGGATTTATGCTAGGAACGATATTCGGGATGTTTTTAGAACTGGCTTGTATCGTTCTGACAATGGCAAGGGCAAAGAGAAAAGAAAGGATTGAACAATATGAAACAGGTAAACGAGAAAGTAATAACAGTACAGGATTGCATTGATATGTACGAGAAAAAGGATATGTATACAGTTATTGACGGCGGTAAGGTTGTTGGATTTGTAGAAAAAGAGAAGGAGAACTAAAGATGAAAGAGAGAAATAACAATATTACAGCTTTTGGGTTAGTTGCAGAAGAACCAGTTTTTAATCACGAAGTTTTCGGAGAAAAATTCTTTAAGATGATGATTTCTATTGACAGGGTTAGCGGAGCAGTAGATACACTTCCTGTTCTTATATCTGAAAGAATTGTAGATATGAACGAATTAAAAGCAGGTGCTTGCGTAATGATTACAGGAAGAATAAGAAGCTACAACGAGCATATAGGTGAAAAAAGCAAGCTGATATTAGCAATCTTTACTGAAAATATAGAGATATATGAAAACGAGGAAGAACTACCTTTTAATAATGATGTAGTTCTTAGAGGTTTTATCTGTAAAGAACCTATATACAGGGTAACACCTCTTGGAAGAGAAATAACAGATGTTCTCATAGCCGTTAACAGAGCATATGGCAAGTCAGACTATATACCTTGCATAACTTGGGGCAGAACAGCTAAGTTTGTCGGTCACTTGCCAGTAGGAACACATATAGAAATGACAGGTAGGTTTCAGTCAAGACCTTATGCAAAGAAGATAAGTGAAGATGAAATTGAAAACAGAGTAGCTTATGAGGTATCAGTAGGCAGAGTTGAGATTATAGAGGAAGAGGAGAATGCTGATGAATAGTGATGTTACAGTTTCGGAATTAGCAGCTATGGCAGCAGACAATGAAAAGCGTTGCCAAGTATGGCATCCAGTTCAAGGCGTTATCTTTGACGGCACATTTGATGAACTTGACAGACGGCATTATCTTGCGGATAAGACAGTTGATAACTTCTCAATAGAAGATGATGTATTCATTATGAATATATAAATAAGGAAAGGATATGTTTATGGAAAGAGCGATTTTAAAAAAGGTAATACTTGAAAACTTTATGTGCTATGCACACGCAGATTTTGATTTTTATGCCATTACAAAGATTACGGCTAAGAATGGCAAGGGTAAGTCGACTATTGCCACAGCTTATCTGTGGTGCTTGTTTAACTGTGATTATGAATTAAAGGATAATCCGGTTGTCAGAAGAGAGATTGACGGAAAATCCGTTGATGATATGGACACAAGTGTTGAACTTACACTTGATGTTGATGGAAAAGAAATAACTATGAAGAAAGTACAGGTCCGTACATACAACAAGGATAAGACAGGCTATAAGGATGATAACTCATATTACATTAATGATGTGAGAAAGAATCTTAAGGACTTCAATGCATATCTTGATGTGGATATGAATGTATTTAAGATGTGCAGTAATGTAAATGCTTTTCTTAATCAGAAGCCGGCAGAAATGAGAGAATACCTATTCAACCTTGTAGGAGATGTTACAGACCTTGATATAGCTTCACAGAAAGCTGAATTAGCCGAGTTAGTTCCTTTACTTAATAAGTATACAGTTGAAGAATTATCAGCTATGAATAAGGCTACAAAGACCAAGATTACAAAGGATTTGCCTATTCTTGACGGACAGATTAAGGAAAAGGAAAGAGATATTCAGCTTAAGCAGGCTATTGAAGTATCTGACCTTGAATTACAGAAGAACAGCCTTAAAGAGCAGATTGTTGATTGCGTGGCAAAGCAGACCGACAATGACAAGCTGATGGCTGAATATGACAATGCTAGTGCTAATATTCTCAGCTTAAAGTTTGAGCTTGACGATATTCGCCGTAAAGCCAATGAGGAAAATATTAAGGCTAGAAGAGATATTGAGAACAAGATCTCTAATAAGCAGTTTCTTGTTAGGCAGACAGAAAAGACTATTACTGATACAGAAAAGAGCATTGAGTATCAGCAGAATACCATTGATAGCATAAATAAGAATTTGCAGGATATAAGGAACGAATGGAAAGCAGAGAATGAACGCAAATTTGACGAAACAAGCCTTATTTGTAGTTACTGCGGACAGGAATATCCCGAAGATAAGAAAGAACAGTTAAGAACCGATTTTGAAAGCCACAAGGCAGAAGAATTAAAGCTTATCACAAACAATGGCAACCTTTTTAAAGACAAACTTGATAAGAATAAGAAGATTCTTAAAGATTTACAGAAAGAGTTGCCACAGCATAGAGAAAGCCTTGAAATGCTGAACACAGCTATTGCAGACCTTGAAAAGCAGTTATCCGAACTTCCACAGGAAATTGATGTATCAGCTACAGAAGAATACAAGGCAATTGAACAGCAGATTGCAGAAAAAGAAGAGGCTATGCACAAGGCTAATGATATTTCAGCAGTTAAGGCAGAATTAAAAGCACGGGAAACAGCTTTAAGGCAGCAGTTAGCAGAATGTGAAAGCCAGATTGCAAAGGCTGATACGACAGCAGATGAACAGCGACTTGAAGAATTAAAGCAGACAAGGATTGATTCTGAACAGAATAAGGCTAATGCCGAGAAAATCCTTGATTTACTTGATGAACTTGATAAGGCAAAGAATGAAGCCTTAACAGAGGCAGTAAACAGCCATTTTGGGTTAGTTAAGTGGCAGTTGTTCACTTATACAAAGTCTGGTGGTTATAAAACAGTTTGTATTCCTACCATAGATAACAAATCGTTATTAGATTGTACATCAAATAAAGCAAAGAAAATTATGGGGAAGATAGATATATGTTTATCTATTCAAAAAATATGTAACATAAATTGCCCTTTAATTGTTGATGATATAGAATCACTCGATTCAGAAAATGTATCAAATATTATAAAAAAAATTAAATCACAAGTAATAATGCTAGCTGTTAGTGATGGAGATATGGAAATTTTGGAGATAAAAAATGATTAGCGAAAATAAAAGAATAAAAACCAAAGATATAACTGGAAAAAGGTATGGAAAGCTTATCGTTCTTGGTTTTTGTGAGTACAAATATTCTAAATCTGGGCACAAGAATTGCTATTGGAATTGCTTGTGCGATTGCGGTAATGAAAAAGTGGTATCAAGCGATAGTTTAAGAAGTGGTAATGTAAGAAGTTGTGGTTGCATAAAAACTCAAAGAAACGCAGAGTATTTTACTACTCATAATAAAACACATACCAGATTGTACAGCATATACACAGATGTTAAGCAACGCTGTTTTAACCCGAATAGCAAAGCTTATTTTTATTATGGCGGTAGAGGAATAGTGATGTGTGATGAGTGGAAAAATAATTTTTGCTTATTTTACGATTGGGCTATTGAAAATGGCTATGAAGAATCACTAACCTTGGAAAGAATAGACGTAAACGGAAACTATGAACCATCTAATTGTACTTGGATTCCGGCTAGAGAGCAATCTAAGAATAGGCGTAATAGTCATTATATCACGCACAATGGAACTACTAAAACGTTATCAGATTGGAGTAGGGAGCTAAAAGTTAGTAGGCAAACTTTAAGAAAATGGGAAAATGAGAGTAACGGTGAAAATGCGATAGAAAGAGCAATACAAAGAAGAAAGTGAGGAATAATTATGGCAGAGAATACACAGTTAGTTGAGTATGAATCAAATGGGGAAATGGTAAAAATTTCTCCAACAATGATAAGAAGATACCTTGTAAGTGGCGGTGGTAATGTATCTGACGGAGAAGTAATGATGTTTATGTCATTATGCAGATACCAGCACTTAAATCCGTTTTTGAGAGAAGCATACCTTATTAAGTATGGAAGCAACGACCCAGCCACAATAGTTACTGGAAAAGATGTTTTTACAAAGAGAGCCAATGCAGACCCACGATATAAGGGAAAGAAAGCAGGAATTGTTGTAATTAAAAAGGACGGAGCTGTTGAAGAGCGAGAGGGAACAATGGTTTTACCTAACGAAACTATCGTAGGTGGCTGGGCAAAAATTTTTATTGACGGAAAAGAGGACGAGTATCAGTCAGTAGGCTTTGATGAGTATGCAGGAAGAAAAAAAGACGGCTCGCTCAATAGCCAATGGGCGAAAAAACCGGCTACAATGATTAGAAAAGTAGCTGTTGTACAGGCTTTAAGAGAAGCATTTCCAGATAGATTTCAAGGTTTATATGCACAAGAGGAATTTCAAAATGTATCAGATGTAAAACTTGATACAGAAAAGGTTGTTGCTGATGAAATCAAAGAAAACGCAAATAGTGTAGATTTTGATGAGGACAACATAATTGATGTAGAGCCGACCGACACAGCCGACAAGCAGTCAGAGGAGCTACCACCATTCATGCAGAGCGAGGAGAACTGATATGAGAGTAATTTCACAGGACGGAACGATAGATGTTCCATATGAATATATTTCTTTGGCGATATCAATTGCAAAGTGTAAAGATGTGGAACACGTTTGTATCTATTGTCACAACATATCCGCACCGCACGGCGCTAGATTGGCTGAATATTCCACCGAAGCAAAGGCAATTAAGGCTACGGAAATGCTTAGAAAAGCGTATGAAAATAATGTGTTTTATCATTGCACAGCCGGTTCAAAGCGTTTTGAAGAAGTACAGAGTATTTTGAGTGAGGAACAATTTCAGAAAGCTACAACAGAGTACTTTCAGTTCCCACAAGATGATGAAATCGAGGTGTGAGTATGAGATTAAAATGTTTAGGCTCATCATCAGCCGGAAATTGCTATCTGCTAACTTCCGACAGTGGAGAAACACTTATCCTTGATTGCGGAATACCGATTAAGGAGATTAAGAAAGGCTTGAAATGGGATATTACAGATGTTGTGGGTGTGTTATGCACCCATAAACACCTTGATCACAGCAAGTCAGTAAAAGATTTTGAAGCTATGGGTATTCCAATATGTAAGCCATATGAAACCTTGCTTATGAACCAGTTTCTAGCAAATTCTTATTTTACTGTGAGAAAATTTGACCTAACAACAATGGATGGAAACTGGACACACACAGACGCAAATGGAACACCTTGCCCGATATACGGATTTCTGATTACTCACAAGGAAATGGGGAGAATGCTTTACATAACCGATTGCGAAGTTATCAAATGGAGATTTAAGGATATTGACCATATTCTTCTTGGTGTTAATTACGACAAAGATATGGTTGACTGGAGCAATCCGGCTAAAAACAATCACGTTTTCAGAGGTCACTTATCCATTGACACAGCTTGTGATTTTGTCAAGGAGAATTATTCAGACCACTTGCAGAACGTCATAATGTGCCATTTATCGAGTGAAAATTCTGATAGAGATAGTTTTATCGAGAAGATGAAAAAAGTCGCTTGTGGGGCAAATATAGATGTTGCAGAGCGTAACAAGGAATGGCTACTTGCTAATCCTAATGAGTGCCCGTTTTAGAAAGGAGAACTGAGAAGTGAAAAATGTAACAGTTGATGATTTAATAAAAATTCTTGATACAGAAGGAAATAGATATGGTGGTGCTACAGGAAAACCAAGAATGTTGAATTTATCTCTAAATGGCAATTTTGCCGGCAGTATTGAATCCGTAAAGCTAGATGGTTATGGAGATGGACTTATTACGGACGTGACGATGGAGATTACTTCATCTAAATTCACAACAACCAATGCCGACAGGATAAGGAATATGTCGGATGAAGAATTGGCAGAGTTTCTTATAGCTTTTAAGAACACATTTGGCGAAGAATACGAGGGAGAAGCTAGTTGTATGGAATGGCTTCAATCAGAAGCGGATAGGAGAGAATATGGCAAGAATATTTAGAGTTAGTGGCTATTTAGTTTGCGATAGAGAAACTACAGCAAAAGAATTGGAAAGTTATTTTGATACTATGCCTGGCGAATGGTGGCAGCAGTTTCATATTGAACAGTCGGAAGAATTTAATCTTGATGGCGAAGATAAGCCAAACTGTGACCTTGCATTACTCACAAGGCATTTTAAGGCAGATAACATCAGTACAGAATTTGACAGACCTTTACCACAGAAAGGCGAGAAATATAAGCATTTTAAGATTGGCAAGATTGTTACTATTATCGGTATTTCAAGGCACACCGAAACCGAGGAAATTTCAGTTGTATATGAATATGAGAGGCATATCTGGAATAGACCTCTTGAAATGTTTATGAGCGAGGTTGATGAGGAAAAATATCCTAATGCAGAACAGAAATACAGATTTGAGTTAGTAGAAAGTGAGGAAAATAGATGAATCGTGTGATTTTATGTGGAAGAGTTGTTAGAGAACCGGAAATTAGATATTCACAGACGGCAAATGGAAGTATGGCAGTAGCAAGATACACATTAGCCGTTGACAGAGCTTTCAAGAAAGAGGGCGAACAGGCAGCAGACTTTATTAACTGCATTGCATTTGGCAAGAATGGAGAGTTTGCAGAGAAGTATTTACACCAGGGAACTAAGATTATCGTTGAGGGCAGATGGCAGACAGGCAACTATACTAACAAGGACGGACAGAAAGTCTACACTAATGATTGTGTTGTTGAAAAACACGAATTTTGCGAAAGTCGTGCTAGTCAGCAGAATAATAGCAGTAACGGAATTATGGGCGGTAATGCTAATTCAGACAGCTTTATGTCAATTCCAGACAATGTAGCTGATGAGGGATTACCATTTAATTAAAGAGGTGTGAGTATGAAATTAATTGATGCAAACAAACTAAAGGAGGATAAAACCATGTGTAGAAAAATGAAAAGAACAATAGCTATGACTTGTGTGATTGCAATGGGGGTTTTTAATGTGGTGCCGGTGTCGGCATGTACGCCACCACTTAAACCACCATCTGTGAAGATTCCAGATATCAACTTTCAGCCTGATGGTGCTTTAGAAGATGCTATTAACAATGCTGTAAAAAATTGGCTCGAGAAATGCGTCCTCGCTACTCCGGTGGTGAAATGTGCATCTTACTACAAGAGTGCATCAAGGTATTTTCATTACGCCTATGTGGCATTCAAGTGGTCAGAAGTCGAAAATACAACGTCTTACAAAGTAAGAATCACAAAGGCTGATGGAACATGGAAAGAATACGACACGACTTATACAGCGTTTTACCGCACTAATTACACTGATGATTTCATCGCAGATGGTATGGACGGAGCTACAGTAAGCGTCAAAGCTTATGGCAATAACGATACATTCGGCTGTTGGTCAGACGATACTAATATTACGCGATTTAGATATTAGGAGGTAAGAGAAATGCCAAGTGTAAATTATAAACAATTATATGCCATAAAAAGTAAGAACAGAGAACGCATATTAAACGCTTGCCCCGATATGAAGAATCAAAGTGGTATTTATTTCTACACTAGAACCGATGAAAACGGAATATCGTACTTTTATATCGGCCAAAGCGTAGATTGCTTAGAACGTAGTATATCGCACTTGACAGGCTATCAGCACATAGATTTATCAATCAAGAAAAGAGGATTTTATAGCGAAAAAAATCCTTATGGTTGGAAATTGAATGTTATGTACTATCCAAAAGACAAGCTTGACGAAATGGAGCAATATTGGATTTTGGAATACACAAAAAGAGGTTATCAGTGCAGATATAACAAGACGGCTGGCGGTCAAGGAGAGGGCAAGGAGAAGATAAATGAATTTAAGCCCTCTAAAGGCTACAGAGACGGCATACAGCAAGGCAAAAAGGTGTTAGCAAGGGAATTGTCGTCTATAGCTGAAAAGCACCTTATAATCCGCTTAAAGCCAGAAAAAGAGCATAACAAGGTATCGCAGAAACAGTATGAGAAGTTTATGGATTTATTGAAAGAAGGTAGGAACGAATGAGCGGAATTAAAGGCTATACAGCGGAAGAAATCGCACGAGATTCAAAGGAAAAACTTATTAGCGATTATGCACTTTGCGTGCGTGATTTAGTTGAAATCCAACAGCACGAAAGAAAAATTGCGGATATAAGACTTGATTACAATTCAAAGATAGTAAAGTACAGGGTGGAAAGTGTAGACAGAGTTCTTGACTTCATAAGAAGTGAATATGGGGCAGGTAGAATTTGTGACCTTGAAACGCTATTGTGTCACTGCCAAAACAAGCTAAATGGCAATATTGACGGAACAGAATTAACGCTAGACAAAGGCAAAACTTTTGAGATATTGAAAGTGGGTGATTCAGAATGAATGATTGCAATGGCTGTAGATACGAAAACAGCACAGATATAGAGGTGCATTTAGAATTTTGTACGAATTGTAAAAGAGCCTATTCCAATGAAGAAGATAGGGAATTTCACGAAGATAAGTATAGAACTATAGACTAAAAATCAAAGAAAGGAATAGGTTGTCGCGACATAAAACCGAGGTTTCCTTTTGGTAGATTTAGAATGTATAAAAAGAAGATTAAATGCGAGATATATCGTGATTCTATGCAGAATTACAAGAAATACGCAATACCCCCAGCACAGCTTATTATTGCTGATGTTCCTTACAATGTAGGAACTAATTTCTATGGAAGTAACCCTATGTGGTACAACGGTGGCGATAATAAGAACGGAGAGAGCAAACTTGCGAAGAAAGCAGCTTTCAATTCAGATTTTAATTTCAATCTGTATGAATACTTCCATTTTTGCTCAAAAATGTTGAAAAAGGAGGACGCAAAGCCTATCGCAAGGGGCAGAAGTAGTAACAGTCCTTGTATGATTGTATTTTGTTTATTTGAGCAGTTGTCAACATTGATTGCGGCGGCGAAGAAACACGGATTTGTTAATTACATACCGCTTGTATTCTGTAAAAATTACAGCCCACAGGTACTTAAAGCGAATATGCGTATCGTTGGTGCTACGGAATATGCACTCGTACTATACCGAAATAAGTTACCGAAATTCAGAAACGGCTTGCAGATTGATGAAAACGGAAAGAATATCAGAGGTACAGGGCATATGGTATTTAATTGGTTCAACTGGGAGAAAGACGGAAAAGACATACCAAAAATTCATCCAGCACAAAAGCCTGTAGCAGTCCTTAAAAAGCTGATTGAGATTTTTACAGACGAGGGAGATACTGTTATTGACCCTTGTTGCGGTAGCGGTAGCACGCTAAGAGCCGCCGCAGAACTTGGCAGAAGTGCATACGGATTCGAGATTGACAGAAACTTTTACGAACGTGCAAAGAATGAAATGCTTGTATTTGAAAAAGAGCAACAGATGGATATAAGTGATTTTATAGGAGATACAGTATGATAGTGCATTGTTTATTTGAACAGTCAGGCACATTCAAGAACGCTTTCAAAAAGTATGGAATTGAAGCCTACGACTATGATATTCAGAATGAATTTAACGAAACTGACTATGTTATAGACCTTTTTAAAGAGATAGAGGGGGGGGTATCAAGGCGAGCCGAGTTTGTTTGATAAGATAAGTCCTGATGATTTGATATTTGCGTTTTTCCCTTGCATAAGGTTTGAAAATCAGATAATGCTGTGGTTCAGAGGACAGTCGGCAAGTCAGAAAAAATGGTCTTTAGAAGAAAAATGCGAATTTGATATGAATTTGCTTAAAGAAGTTTCGCTTATGTATGATTTGGTAAACAAAATGTTTATTATCTGCATAAGAAAAGGGTTGAAGTTAGTAATGGAGAACCCTTATTCAGAAGAGCATTTTTTAAGACGATATTGGTGCTATTCCCCAGCGGTAATTGACAGAGATAGGAGAGATAGCGGAGATTACTTTAAAAAGCCTACACAGTATTGGTTTTTGAATTGCGAGCCACAGAACAATCTTATTTTTGAGCCAATTAGTTATAACGCTATCGAATGTAAGGACGCTATAAGGACAATGTCAAAAGAACATTATACAAAAACAGGGGCGGACAATAAGAAAACAGCAAGGTCAATGATACACCCACAATATGCAGATAGATTTATCAGGCAGTATATTCTTAATGAGGAAATATGGAGAGGTAAATAATGAAAGACGAAACAAAGCAGGAAATACAGATTTTACTTGACCTACTCAAAAGCAGTCTTACAAGAAATGGTGTAAGTATGGCAACGGACAGAGAGGGCAACTTAATGTTCTTTGATACATCTACCTATGTTAGAAGTAAAGGTAAGGAATTTGACGGATTCAGAGTTAATATTAATGATTTAGTGAAGTAACAATGTGACAGAACTTGAAGAGGTAATTATGGCAGGCAATTTTATTAAAATTGACAGAAAGATTTTAAAGTGGGAATGGTGGAGCGATATTAATACATTCAGACTTTTTATGTATATGTTGATAAGTGCCTATTGGAAAGACGGAAATTACAAAGGCAAGATAATTGAAAGAGGGTCTTTCCCCTCTTCAATATCTGAATTATCAAAAGAAACTAATTTATCTGTAATGGAAATTCGTACCTCACTAAAACACTTGCAATTAACAGGCGAAATAACAAGCAAAGCAACAAACAAATTCACGATATTTACTGTGGTTAACTACAATTTGTATCAAACGGATAACAAGCAAGATAACAAACAAATAACAAGCAACTTAACAAACAATCAACAAACAGATAACATTCTATTAACAAACTCTATATTAAAAGAAAGTAAGAATGAAAGAACAGAAGAAATTAAAGAAGATAAGAATACAGAAAAAGATATTACTAACGTAATATCCAAAAAGAAAAGTTATTATCCCAATGATGAATTACTTGATGAAGCATTTAACGAGTATGTGACAATGCGTAAGAGAATTAAAAAACCTATATGTACCGACAAGGCATTACATAGGGCTATGAACACTCTTGAAAAGCTGTCAGGTGGAGATAATGACTTGGCTGTTAAAATTCTTAATCAGTCAGTAGACCATTGCTGGCAAGGACTGTTTGAGCTGAAAGAAGATAATTCTAATAAGCAAGGCAATCAGATTTTCAATAAGGGTGCTATTGACTGGGGTAATGTGTAAAAAAGGGGGCAGTAAGAATGAGCAGATTAGATGATACACTTAATGGAATTAATTTCAGATACGATTATCCGCACAACGGAAGGGTTGAATCACTTTTAAGAACAATAGCGATTAATAGTGCTATTATATGCGACAAATTAGATACTATTTCTAATCAACTGAAAGGAGATGGCAATGACAAGAGAAGAAACAGTTAAAATCATCCGCATTATGTGTGATTGCTACCCTAACTACAAGCCTAACAACTTATCCGAAACAGTAGATGTGTGGAATATGATGCTGAATAATTACAGTTATGAACAAGTGTCAGTTGCACTTAAAGCATACATCAACTCTGATATAAGCGGATTTGCTCCAAGTATAGGACAGTTGATAGGTAAAATACAGACTATATCACAACCGCAGGAACTTGACGGAATGGCAGCTTGGGGGTTAGTTAGTAAAGCGTTACGGAATGGCACTTATGGGGCGGTTGAAGAATTTAACAAGCTGCTGCCACTT